GCACTGGCTTTATCCCCATAAACTCCGTTACAATGAATGTTAATGTTGTTGTAGGGAGTTTTACTCAATCCCATCATATCAAATATCTTACCATGTAGTTCCAAATCGGAAATTGCATTCTCTACAACGGTAGCATTGGGAGAAGTAAGTACAACAAACGGGCCCGGATGTGAGTTTACACGAATACCATTTGCTGTTGCGTAATCACCTGCCTCCTTTAGAGCAGCTTTAATCTCTTTGTAGTCTTTAAGTTGTGTAAGGTCTAATTTATCACCCCACGGAACGATTGCAGAAGATAATCGGAATAGATTGATACGATTTTCTTTGTTCCACTTTAAGATTTTGATAATATCTCTTGCATTTAAGAGTGTCAATTCGGACACATAATCTAATCCTCTGGCATTTAAGGTTTTTTTAACCATTGAACGATTAGTGCTGACTTTTTTGCCTAAAGTCATATTGATACATGCATATCCTATATTCATAATTTAAGGTTTATACTCAAATATACGAAAAATAAACTAATTTAACAAATTTATTAAGAGTAAGTGTAACCGCCACTGTTTGAGTCAAATTGTGCTACCGGTTTTTGTGGTATTTGTGGAGTTTCCGGTTCATTTTGTTGATTATTTTCAACAATGGTCGTATTTTCTTCAGAATTGGGTGATTTTTTTCCATCATCACCATAAATTTCGTAATTTTTTTCCACTATATCAGGGGTGTCCTCATCTTTTTTGGAAATAAGTCCATTGAATGCGATTACCAGAGCGATTGCAAGTGGGTCAAACACAATTACAATTAAAAATATGAAAAATTTGACTACGGTATTAAGGTCTACACCAAATGCTTCGGCAACAAAACGAAATCCACCAACTTCTCTTTCAAGTCCAATGTTATTCGTTTTAATTTGATTGATTTTTTCGTTAAATACCACCACACTATCTTGCAAAACGCTGATTTTGTCCTGCAATTTACCGATTTGAGCATCTCTGTTATCAATCGAGCGTAAAGTTCGGCTATTCACTCTACCATCTCCGATAATTCTACCCTGATTTTGATTAAGTTCTGTGATTTGACGTGTTAATTGTCCGATTTGTGCTGTGTCCTGAACGATTTTATTGTTCCAAACCTGAATTTCTCTATCTACTTGTTGTAGTTGTAGGTTTTGTTGTTGGAATGCGTTGGAAAGATAACCAAAAATACCTGCGGAAGTAATGACCATTAGTATTGCAACTGATAAAGTAAGGTATATTTTGTTAAATCCCCAACCTTTACTCCATGTTTGTTTAAGATATGTAGCAGCAACAAGTTTAGCGAACTCTAATGAGCCCGCCATTATCATTACAGCAGCAGATGCACCGCTAAATAATATACCTAACCCCGTTACGGAGAAGTAAGCAGCACATCCTGCTATAGCGATAGCAGATATTCCTACTAAGTATTTTAACCAATTCATTAGTCACGTTCGATAGAAACTAAATCAGTTAGTTGCTCTCTAATTTTTTTAGTTTGACTGATTAGCTGGTCAACCTGGTCGGCCGACATTCTCATAGAACCGTTAGCCACATTCTCAATCAATCTAATTTTTCCCTCAAGGGCTTCTAATAACCCTAAAACTTTTTGTTTGTAAATCATATAAATATATATTTTGAAAATAAAAAATGGTGAAGTTTTTACACTTCACCATAATTTACTAATAATAACCGAAATTACCAATTAAAATTTAATAGATAATTTTTTTGGTTTTAATTCCTCTCGTTTACTAATGGTAACCAGAAGAACACCATTTTTGATTTCCGCCTTTGCGGTAGACCCATCATATTGTTCGGGAATGTAATGAATTAGGTCGAAATCTTGTGAAACATACTTTAACAACGAACCATCGTGTTTTGTTTCGGCTTTAACTTGGATTTTGTCCTCCCATAATTGTACATCTACATTTTTAGGTTCGTGTCCTGCTACGGTACACGCCAAATGTAATTCGCCATCAATCTCCTTTGCTACCATTCTTTTTGATAGCTTAATGTCGTTCTTTTTAAGAATTTCTTCGAATAAAAAATCAAAGCTTGTTTGATACATAATACTATAAATTTTTAGTTAAAAAATAAAATTACACTCTATATTATACAATTACTATACCAATCGAGTAGTTATGAAAAAAAGTCATACAGAATTGACAAATTGTCTTACATTAAATTATCTTGCGATTCAATTACGGCACTCATTTGGTCTGCCCAATGCATTACATATGGAATTTTGAATGGCATGCGTTTAGTTGGGTCAAATACTTTTAGATATTTTTCATTATCTTCATCGTATAAACCATCGGTAAGCTTAATACCGAAGTATTCGCTTTCTGTAATCTTAATTCCATAGTCTTGTAGAGTAAATAGAGTTCTATCAGTCAATGTCATATATACATTGTTAGTATTTCTCTTAAAATAATCTCCTTTATTTTTAATATGCCATTCGGAATCATTTGGAACATAATGCGGCTCACCTTTCTTTCCCAACTTACCTAAATCGTGGTGTAGTGCGCAAAATATAAGCTCTTCATCTGTAAAATCCGCAACTCCGCCTAATTCTACAAACATATTTTTCACTTTGAGTGCGTTCTTACAAACATTAAAAATGTGGTCTATATAGCCTCCAATATAGCAATTATGATAACCAACATTACCACTAGCCGGCGCTAATGTAAGATTAGCACCTAATTCACCTTCGGAATACATAACCAGTAATCGTTCTAATCTTTCGCCTGTAAAGTATTTTTTAAGGATTGTTATAAACTTATCGTAATTTGCTACTAATTCTTTTTCCGACTTGTTTTTTATTTGTTTCATATTTTAAGTTTTATACTCAAATATACGAAAAATTTTCCGAATTGCAAAATTACATAAGTACGATACTCTTTTTGGTAAGTATATTGTAAAGTATTTCTACTTCCTCCTCCGAAGTCAATTCCGGTAAATCTTCATCGAATAAACGCATGGTGAATATCGGATTACCCGCATCATCGGTAAACTCATCTGATTCGGAACTGAACAGAGCAGGGACTGATTCTATATCCTCTATCTCACGTTCATCGACATCTATGAGAGGTACAATGTAGTAATGAAACTTATCATCCTCTTCGGTGACATCTATTTTATGAGCTTTCCATTTATCAAAGCTCTTATCTGTAATTGGTGTTTGTGGTACTATAATCATAACATTTCATTTTCTACATCTCGCCATTTATCCAATGGACATACTCCTTTACTTTTAAGATGAGATTTTGCTATCATATTCCCACAACCACATACTTCACAACGCCATTGTAGCATATTCTCATGTTCCCATTCGATTTTATGAGGACATATATTACAAATTTCTAATCTTTTAGATGATAGTATTCTTTGCTCAATGTCCGGATTTAATGAGTTCATTACCCATTTAATAGTATCTTGAATATCCATAAAATTATTGTTTTCCATCAATCTCATCCCATTTTCCCAAAGGGCAGGCTCCAACTCTTGGCGAATGTATTTTTGCCTCAATCGGACACCCACACTCTCCACAAACGGCAAAGAAGTTTAATCCGCTTATTGTTTCCTTTTTAGATGGACATTTTTTACAAATCAGTAATCGCTTATCGGCAAGTATCTTTTGTTCATCTGTTGGATTCCATTTAGTGCGCCAAGCCGTTACTATTTCTCTTAATTTATTCATAACTTCCGTTTTAATTCTACTATTCGTTTACATAATTCATATAACTCTCTATCAATACACCTTTCATACAGCCAATCTAAAAACATTCCGTATTCACTCTTAACGATTGTTACATATACAGGTAATCGCTGATACTTACATAGAGCAAGTTCTTTTGCACTACGATTGGATTTGAAATTATCTATCGTTGAAAATAAGGTATCTAATTGGTCATCTGTAAACCCGATGCGGTCGATGGCATCTTTCCAATTCCAACTTATCCATGCGCTTTCAATCTTATCTAAAACCTTTATATTCATAACATTTTCAAATATACAAAAAATAATCCAATATACCAAAGGGGGTTGGGGGTGTTTTAAGAAAAAAATTTCTCCCCTCGTCGTTAAGCGGTTATTTCTATTGATAGGTTATTGGTATTGAGCTCTTCCTCCACCTCTTTCATCATTGACACGCCCGTATTCGGTACCAGACCCATCATCATCGGATTTACCCGCTCTACCACCTCCGCCGCTTCCGGCCGGTCCTCTATCGCTTACTTGTGGTTTTTCTCCAGCCGTACTCAACTCTTTAATCGTACTCGCAAGTAATAATAATTCCGCCATTCTTTGTTCATTAGCCTTTACATAGGCAACCCACTCATCATCCGTAAATCCATTGGAAGCATTAGTATTCGGTAGTGTTCCGTAATACTTAACCAAGTCCAAGGCAATTGACCAAAACGGCCCATCTTTTATAGGAGGTGCGGATGGAAGGTTTGGAACTATCCGTGCTTTATTCACTACGCCAGGGTTCCATAGTATATTGATATTAACCGTACGATTTCCAATATATACATTTCGAGTACCCGCAGTCCTTGGGTTTAGTAATGTATCGGCCTCTACCGTTGAGAACCCGTAACCATTCCATTTTGCCTGCGCCTCCACCTTATTCGTAATAAACGATGGTAGTGGTGGAGCAGTGGATTTAGCCTTATCCTCATTAGATTTTTCTGCGGCCTTATCGGCTTGAGTACCGGTAGATGCCGCCAGTTCCGTTTCCTTAATGAGATATGTTTTAGATGAACGATACGGTTCGGTTGATGAGGCCACTTGCTCATATTCCTCGTGGACCAAACCATCGGGTATACGGGCTTCGTAGAATAATCGTTTGATAAGATTCAAGTCCTCTTGCCAACCCCGTTGACGTTCTTTTATACCCGATAGAAATTTCTTTAATCTATCCCTATCCAGCGTACCATCGGGTTGTTTGGTTTCTATTAAGAAGTTTTTTAAGTCGTAGTTCCCCCTTAACCCAAGACGAAATACTGAAAACTTATCAGCCGGTCTGGAGGATAGTGAGTCTAATGTGTAGTTTATTTGGTCCAAAAGTGGTCGGGGTATTCCGTCTATCTCCTCTGCTCCTTCATTCACATACACTACATCTCTTACTCCGGCGTTTGCGTTTTCTACATCGCGCGATTTTATTAACTCATCCACTTTGGCCATATCCAATACGATTACCGGAACGGTCTTACCAATTACGGTCTTTAATACCATGCCATTCTCTGCTACATCATAATGAGGGTTTCCGGATTTCTGTATATCCGAAAGCGTTTGTGGTGAAATCAAATACGCATCAAACCCTTGAAGAGTTAATTTCAAAACTATCCCATTTGCTCTCAATTGCGGAATCCAATTCACTGGCCTATCACCAAATACACCCGTAACCTTTGGGAGCCCTTCTTTCGCACTTATCTGCCAATCCCTTTCATCTACCCTATACCTTTGTGGGTTTACTCCAATAGGTTTAGTCCCTGATAAATCATCGGGTTTAGGTAGTGGAGGAAGTGGTGTTGGTATCGGTTTCTTAATAGTATCTGATACCTCTGGCGCCTGTTTGGGTTGGCCATCGGCTGGTGGAATTACTGGTGGTGAGGTTTGCTTTGGTGTTTCTATGGTTGCGTTGGATTGTTCAAACTTTTTTTGTAATTCCGTTTCCTGCTCTGGTGTAAACACACTACCGGTGAAATTAAAGTTACCCAGTCCAAAGTCTGTTGTACCAAAATCAAAATTCATTCCACTAAAGTCTAAACTACCTATCATTTCTTATTTCTTTCCAAGCGTTTTTGTATATTGTAACCTCTTTTGTTCTGCCATGTCTTTTCTTATTCATTTTCCATAACTTGTCTTGCAAGTCTCTATATCTACCACTTTCTATTGCTTTACTGATTATTAAGTTTATTTCAACTTCATCATCTAATTTCTTTAATGTTTCGGGTGTTTCCGTTTTAGTTTCTCTTTTCTCACTTACTGATGTATATGTGATATTATGTGCTATTCCAACCGAAACTCCGAATACCATCGATGCCTTTTCAAATACTTCTTGCTTTAACATACGATTTAATTTTATACTAATAAATATCTCTTAACTAAATTTATTTCCTTTCATTTGTCCGATAGGGTGTCAACCTATCTATCAAAAAAAGGGTCCCTAGGGAGAAAAACCGGGCTCGGTATTTTTACGGGCCCGCTCGGGTTTTGCAACTTTCAAAATTTTCCAATTACATGAAATTCAGTTAGGGTGGTCTCATGCAACACTTGCCCACTAACGGTTGCACAGCGCGTGTAGCGTGTTGCTTTCACTTTACGATCGGAATGTACATACTGCTTTATAGTATTATCGGAATATCTGGCGTAGCAATCCGCCCGGTCTTCCGTATCGGTCCGCATCCCATAATGACATCATGTGTCGGGCATTGTGGATTCCTTCTTGTCTACTCCATGAGCGAGATACATTCAGTTGTTCTACCCACTTGTGATAATCTGGGTTTGATTGTGTCTCTTCTCTTTCTCTTTCTATTTCTTGTAAGCGTTCAAGTGATACCGTATCTATGTTCATATATTAACTGAATTTATTTTAGCTTAATTGTTGTCCGACTTGTTTTTGTATTCATGCAGGAACTCTTCATACTTTTGTTCAATGCTGGCACCTACTGAGCCATTGCCGCTTAATACATATACGGCGAAGTCCTGCGCATACTTGTCAATATCCGAACATGTCTCCAATATACGAATAGCCTGCCTGAGCTCATTCATTTGCTCGGCTGCAGCCCATTTAGGCTTTCCATCTTTCAGGCCTTTAATTTTCTTGGCCAATACGGACTCTGAATGCTTAAGAATTTTTAATACGCTTTCCATTTTAATTTATTTTTGTTTTAATATGCTTCCAAACGACCGGGGTGTATTTCATCTCGTTGTATCTTGCCTGCCTTTCATACGGGTTGCGACTATATGTGCCTGGGTACTTATAGTACTTCGTGCGAATAGGCTGCATCTGATGTGTCCATTCATGTATGCATGTATTGATTAACTCACGTACATCAGTACACTGGTCCCAATATACATACACTTCATTGTCCCAACAGTCATACTCGCCGCATAGTGCCTCACAACCCGGTGATTTGATTATATACCAAGCAGGCATATACTTCTTGCGATAATTCACTCCGATATTACGCCGGCACCAACGCAGGGCCATCTCTGCTATGCGTACAGCAGGGGCCCTACCTAGCGAGCTTATCTTTGTGTTTAAGTATATGCGTTTGGCCATTGTTTAGTTGTGTTTATTCAAACGTGACTTAATTAGGTTCACTGCGGCGTGTACGACTACTAATGCCGTGACAGCAACGAATACCGTTAATGCAATTTTTTCCATAACATTGTTTTTTGATTAAATAAAAAAGGTGGCGTTTCCACGACGCCACCTTATAGGCTATCAAGCCGTTTGATGTAAAGTAAATGTAAATCTAGAGTATAACCATAACGAATTGTGGAGTCGACTTGATAAATAGAGCGGACCCATAGAGTCGAACTACATCCTACTGGCTGGAGGCCAGTCGTGCTACCGTTACACTAAGTCCGCTTAAGTGGGACGGGTGCCCCTTTAAGGCGCACTTACGCCGGCTACCCATCCCGTCTGGTATTCTAATGATTACTTCTTAGATCCCTTACCTTTACCTTTACCCGGTGCGGTAGAGTCTACCTTTGTACTATCTACCTGAACAGCTGTGCTGTCAGTTTGTACAGTTGTTGAATCAGTTGTGCTTGTGCTTTCAGTTGAAGCTTCGCTTCCACAAGATACCATTACCAATGCCATAGCTACCATTACTGCTACGGACTTCAAGTTGAGCTTAATCATACGTCTCTGTTTTTAGTTAAAAGTTTAGTTTTTTGTTTTATCGTTAATAGATATGTAATATACGAAAAGTTTTTCACTTCGCCAAATTTAATTAGGCGTCCTCATCCTCTTCTAAGTCTTCCAATGCTTCCCAGATTGCCCGTTCAATATCGCCCTCATCAAGGATAGTTTCAGTAAGGTAGTCGGTGTCAATACTGATATGGTCCAATGTAGCACTGCCGGAGCTGATAGTCATCTCAATAGAGTCCTCATCGACTACGGCATCAGTGCGTAAGTTTTCAATGGTCTCCGCAAGTGTTTCAACAATGCGTTTTACAATAAATTCGACTTTGGACTTAGTAAGTAAGGGCGCTTCAGTTTGTTTTGGTTTTAAGTATGTAACCGATGTGCCAACCGTTCCGGCTATTGTGCCGGCTGATATAGTCGACAATATACTAATAACATCTTCCTTTGTAAAGATACTACTGGCCACCGGGCTGTTGTTTAACTGGTCAATAGCCGTTTCAATTCTGTCTACAATTGCTTTGCTCATTTGTTTTTTGTTTATTGGTTATAGATTATTTTTCGTCCTGTCCGAGTACTTTCACAATAAGACCGGAGCCATCAATCGCCGGCACATACTGGCGTACCCACTCCCTGTCTGTCATTGTGGCCTTAATGGCGTCACGGACTTCGTTCCATTGGTCTACATCTTTCACTTCAGATAATCGGCTGATAGCTTCAGCTAGCGTAACTTGCTTCTTCATACTTTACTTTTATGGTTTAATAGTTAATAAATTCAGTTTAAGAAATACATTCTGGTCACGGATTG